GGTAACTTCATGGCGCAAAATTTTACTAGGCACAAATTTACAAATTGATTTACATTGCTTACAAACTGACTTTTTTATAAATTAGTGACCCTAATCAGGGCGGTATATTATACCATATTTATCAGGATACGCTATTGTAAATAAAAGTAGCATTATCAGATTTACACTATGGCTCTTATCTCCAGAAAAGAAGCAGCAGGGAAGATGGGTGTGACGATACAAGCGGTTTATATGGCGATTAAGCAAGGTCGCCTTACAGCGATGGAAGATAACCAAGGAAATATTGTTATTAACAGCGACACTATGGTTGCAGAGTGGAATAAAAAATCTGCATTTAGACAGATGAAATCTAATCCAACATCTGCACCACCAAAACGTAAACGATCTTCGGCTACATCGGACTTGATACCAGAATATGAAGAGAGTAGAGCAAGAACAGAACATTTAAAGGCTGAGTTGTTAGAGCTAGAACGTAAACAAAAGGAGGATAGTCTTGTACCAATGAAAGAAGTACAGCAAAAATGGACTGAAGTTATAACAACAGCTAGGACTAAGTTGTTAGGAATATCATCTAAAGCAAAACAAAGATTACCTGATCTAGATACAAATGCAGTTAATTGTATAGATGACATTGTTAGAGAAGCATTAGAAGAATTAGCTGCTGCATGAGCAATCTTTTATCTTTAGAGCAAATAGCATTTAGTAGTTTCAAGCCTCCAAAAAAGTTAAGTCTTAGCGATTGGGCCGATCAACACGCATACCTCTCCGCAGAAAGTTCAGCAGAGGGAGGTAGATGGAAAACATTGCCATATCAAAAAGGAATGATGGATGCAATAACCAATCCTGATATAGAGCAGGTGACAATAATGAAATCTGCAAGAGTTGGATATTCAAAGATTTTGAATCATGTGATTGCATACCATATACACCAAGACAGTTGCCCAATAATGGTTGTACAACCAACTATCGAAGACGCTACTGGGTACTCAAAGGAAGAGATTGCACCTATGCTTCGTGACACAAAATGTTTACAAGGTTTAGTAAGTGATGCAAAAGCAAAAGATGGTCAGAATACACTCTTACAAAAGCAATTTCCCGGTGGAACATTATCTTTGGTTGGTGCTAATTCACCAAGAGGATTTAGAAGAGTTAGTAGAAGAATAGTTTTGTTTGATGAGATAGATGGCTACCCTGCATCGGCTGGTACTGAAGGAGATCAGATTAAACTAGGTATTAGAAGAACAGAATATTATTGGAATCGCAAAATCGTATCTGGTTCTACACCGACTGTAAAAGATTTTTCTCGTATTGAAAAAATGTTTTTGCAGACGAATCAGCAGCGTTATTACTGTCCATGTCCTGAGTGTGGTCATATGCAGTATTTAAGATGGGCGCAGTTTAAGTGGGAGAATAATGATCCTGATACTGTTAAATATGAATGCGAATCTTGTAATCACCTAATACCTCATAACAAAAAAAGATGGATGGTAGAACGTGGTCGTTGGCAGGCAACAGCACCGGGGAAATCTAAGCACGTTGGTTTTCATATATGGGCTGCATATTCATATTCACCTAATGCAAGCTGGTCTAATCTTGTAGAAGAATTTTTATTAAGTAAGGATGATCCAGAACAACTTAAGACATGGATAAATACAATTTTAGGAGAGACATGGGAAGATGAATATCAAGCAAAGGTCGGTGCAGATGCTTTGATGATTAGAGCATCAGAGGCAACTTATGAAAGAGCAAAACCATTAGAAGAAGTTTTATTTTTAACTGCTGGAATTGATACACAGGATGACAGATTAAGTTTGTCTGTTTTTGGCTTTGGGAGAGAAGAAGAAATGTTTTTAATAGATCGACAAGTATTGTATGGGTCGCCTGCAAGAGCAGATGTATGGAAACAGCTTGATGAAATTTTACTTGGTAAATTTAAAAATACAAAAGGAAAAGAATTAAAAATTGAGAGTGCTGCGATTGATACTGGTGGTCACTATACACATGAGGTTTATCAATACGTTAGAGAAAGATCACATCTTGGTTTGATTGGTATAAAAGGTGTTGGTCAGAAAGGAAAACCAGCTTTAGGCAAGCCATCAAAAGTAGATATAAATTTTACTGGTAAAGCATTAAAGAAAGGAGTGCAATTATTTCCTGTTGGAGTAGATGTTATAAAAACAACTCTTAGTAATAAGCTAAAAGATGCAAGTGTAGGTCAAGGGTATATACATTTCTACCCAACAATCACACCAGATTATTTTCAAGAGCTAACAGCAGAAAAACAAGTATTAAAGTATAAGAATGGGTATCAAGAACGTGTTTGGGTAAAAAAAAGCAATGCTAGGAACGAAGCCTTAGATGAAATGGTCTATGCGTGGGCTGCATACCAAAGATTGTTGCAAAAATATGACCGAAGAACTATATATGATCAGTTTGAAAGAAAAATTAATCCTAATATGCCTCTAAAGGAGACTAAGGTAGACTTAAATCAAACTAAATCGGCTAAAAAGTCGAATTTTGTCGCTAATTGGTAAAAAAAATGGCTATTCCACAAACTATTAGAGCAGGGGATTTTATCCAATGGGACATTCCAGCAAGTCAAGATTATTACGGAAACTCTATAAGCAGTCCAGATTGGTCGGTTGTTTATTATTTAAGGACAAATACCGGCCCAGTAGGAGCAACAGTTAATAGTTCTGCTTTTAACGATGGATTTAAATTTACGATTGCAAGTAATGTGACAGCTACATTTACTTCTGGTAATTGGTATTATCAAGCAGTTGCTAATAAGTCAGGAGCAGAGAAACAAACAATTTATACTGGATCTTTTGAGGTTTTAAAATCTTTAGAATATTCTGGTACTGCTTTAAATTACGATGGCAGATCTCAGGTAGAAAAAGATTTAGAAACAATACAAACAGCTATAAGAAATATTATTAGTGGTGGTGCAATACAGGAATATAAAATAGGAACACGAAATGCTAAAAAATATGAGTTATCAGAGTTAATAATGTTAGAGGCGAGATACAAAGCAGAACTTATTAGAGAAAAACAAGCAGAATTGATTGATAATGGTCTTGGCAATCCAAGAGCAACTTTTGTACGTTTTAACGAGGCATACTAATGGGAATACGATCTAACATTGCAACTGCTGTAAAAAGAGTTCTTGGGTTTGGTAGAAATGCTAGTAGTTTAGGAAGTCTTAAAAGAGCATATCAAGGTGCATTAGTTTCTAGGCTTACTTCCGATTGGATGAGTAGCCAGTTGAGTGCCGATGCCGAAATAAGGAATAGTTTGCGTAAGCTAAGAGATAGATCAAGAGAATTAGTAAGAAACAATCCTTATGCTAGACAAGCAAAGCGTACAACACAAATAAATATTGTTGGTACAGGCATGAAGTTTCAATCTCTTGTATTACAACAAAGAGGAGGAAAAAGAGATCAACGTGTTAATTCAATAATTGAAGAAAAATGGGCTGAATGGTCACAGGCTGATAGTTGTGATTGCGCTGGTAAATATAGCTTTCACGAATTTGAATGGTTAGCTGCTGGTGCATTGTGTGAGTCAGGAGAAGCAATATTTAGGATCGTTAAACAACAGTTTGGAGACTCAAAAGTACCTCTTGCATTACAACTTATTGAAAGTGATTTATTAGATGAAGAATATGATGGCAAGACACTTGCCAAAGGCAATGAGTGGAGAAATGGTGTCGAAGTCGATAGCTGGGGGAGAGCGCAGAGGTACGCTATTTTGAAGAAACATCCGGGTGATGCTTATTACTTGGATTATGCAAATAAACAGTCATTACATATCTTTATAAATGCGTCAGAAATCATACATTTGTTTATGCCAGAACGACCCGGCCAGAACAGAGGAGTTCCTTGGTTTCATAGTGTGATGAATGATATGCACCAATTACAGGGATATGAAGAAGCTGCTGTCATACGAGCAAGGGCTGGTGCAAGCATCATGGGATTTATTCAGAACGATCAAGGTGAATTAATAGGTGATGATGTACAAAATGCACAAAGGATACAAAACTTTGAGCCGGGTACATTTAGATATTTGATGCCAAATGAAACAGTTAATGTTCCTGATATTGACTATCCATCTCAGCAGTATGAGATGTTTGTAAAAAACAAGATCAGACGTTTTGCTACAGGTATTGGTTGTAGTTTTGAAACTATTAGTAAAGATTTCTCAGAAACTAACTATTCAAGTTCAAGACTTAGCTTGTTAGAAGACAGGCAACATTGGAGCTTTTGTCAAAAGTACATGATTAAAAACTTTCATCTAAGAGTTTTTAAGATGTGGATAGAACTTGCAGTATTAACAGGGGAGTTAGATTTTCCTGATTATTCTGCAAATGCTATAAGATATTGCAAACCAAGATGGACTCCACCAGCACAACATTATGTTGATCCGTTGAAGGAAATCCGAGCATACAGAGAAGCAGAACAAGCTGGATATATGACTAAATCACAAGTCATAGCACAGACTAATGGTGGGGATTATGACGATATTGTGTCAGAGATTGCAAGAGAACAAGAAGTCGCTCAAGGGTTGGGAGTTACATTAGATAAAGATTTAGATTTAGAGGTTGAGATAGGACAGGAAGCACCTCCGACTCCACCACCTACTAGAGCTAAAAAAACACGCAAAAAGAAAACTGATTAATCATGGCAAATGTTAACGGTACTGATATTAATCTGATGCCTACAGATGGTATGAGGACTGAAGCTAAAAGATATAGAGAATGGAAAAAAGAAGGAGAAGGTGGTGGAACAGATGTTGCTAGAACAAGAGCAACACAAATATTAAGCGGAAACGAGCTATCACCAGATACAGTTATTACAATGAACGCATGGTTCGCCCGACACGAATCAGATAAATCAGGGAAAGGCTTCCGTCAGGGGGAAGATGGCTATCCTAGTAATGGTAGAGTAGCTTGGGCTGCTTGGGGCGGTGATGCTGGACAAACTTGGTCTAGGTCAAAGTCTAATTCAATCAAAAAAGCAAGAGAACGCACTATGACTGAAGAAACAAAAACAGAACAAAGAGCCGAGCCTGATGGTTTGAAGGTCGGGGATTTTGTTCGTTGGAACTCTAGTGGAGGTACAGCTAGAGGAAAAATTGATCGTATCACTAGAGATGGATCAATAGATGTACCTGATAGTTCTTTTACTATTACTGGAACAGCAGAAGACCCTGCTGCACTTATCACTCTTTACAGGAATGGTGAGTCAACAGATCGTAAGGTTGGTCATAAGTTTTCTACTTTGACTAAAATTGCAGCGATTAGATCTGTAGATCCAACAGATAAGCTTGAACGAAAAGAAGTAACAGATTTCAAAAATGTTAAATCCAGAACATTTGAGTTTCCGTTTTCTTCTGAGTATCCAGTAAAAAGGTATTTTGGTAACGAAGTATTAAGTCACGATGACGGTGCTGCCGATCTTAGCCGATTAAATGATGGCGGTGCAGTTCTCTTCAATCACAATATGGACAAACCTATTGGGGTAGTGGAGTCAGCAAGGATTGATTCAGAAACTAAACGTGGTTATGCCAAGATTCGTTTCTCAAGAAATAAGTTTGCATCTGAGGTTTTACAAGATGTTCAAGATGGAATATTAAGAGGTATAAGCTTTGGATATAGTATCAATGATATTGATGAGACAGAAGATGGTATGCTTGCTCGGTCATGGTCGGTACACGAATTATCGGTTGTAACTGTTCCGGCTGACCCTACAATCGGCTTCGGAAGGAGCTTGATTTCACCCTCACAAGGCAATAGTATTACTATGGAAGATAACTCCCCCATTGAGGAGATTAATTCTGCGGTTGAATCCGCATCACCCTCGGTTCGCACTATGGAAGAATCAACTAAAGAAACTGCGGTTGATACGGCTACTGAAGCCGTAGAGATCGACATCAAAGCCGAAGTACAACGTGCTATTGATGAAAATAATGCTCGTACAGCATCAATCACTTCTCTATGTCGTGAGTTCGGAAAGTATGGAGCAGAAGAGCTTACTGATTCACTTATTAAATCTAATAAGTCACCAGCAGAAGCAAAAGCAGCTATCCTCGATCTTGTGAAGAACAAGGCAGAGGCAGTAAATACACCAATCCGTTCTACTGACATGAGTACTAATGAAGTTGGCCTAGAGCCAAAAGAAGTAAAAAAATTCTCTTTCTTGAGAGCTTTAAATGCTTTAGCAAATCCTACAGATCGTCAAGCTCAAGAAGCAGCAGCTTTTGAGAGAGAAGTTTCTGAAGAGGCATCTAAGAGATATGAGAAGCCTGCAAATGGAATTTTAGTTCCTAATGAAGTCTTAAGAAGAGACTTAAACGTAGGTACTGCAACTGCTGGTGGTAACTTAGTTCCAACAGAATTATTAGCAGGTTCATTTATTGACATTCTTCGTAAGAGAATGGCTGTGATGGCAACAAATCCAACAATGCTTACAGGATTGTCTGGTAATGTCTCAATTCCTAGAATGACATCTACATCAACTGCGTACTTCGTGGGTGAGTCTGGATCTCCAACAGAAAGTCAGCAAGCTTTCGATCAAGTGAACATGACACCAAAAACAATTGGTGCATTTGTTGATTATTCAAGAAGATTATTGCTTCAGTCATCTATTGATGTAGAGACAATGATTAGAGATGATATTGCAAAAGTTATTGCTACTAAATTAGATAACGCAGCAATCTATGGTACAGGTAGTTCTAACGAGCCTCTTGGAATCAAAGATACAACTGGTGTAGGTACACAGACAATTAGTACATTTGGTACTTTTGCTGAGTACATCGGAATGGAAACAGACGTTGCAGCAGCAAACGCTGATGTAGCTAATATGTTCTACCTAATAAATGCTTCTGCTAGAGGTGCGTTGAAGTCAACAGAGAAAGCTTCAAACACAGCACAGTTTGTATTTGAGAACAATGAAATTAACGGCTATCCAGCTATTGTTTCTAACCAACTTGCAAACAATGATGTTCTCTTCGGAGATTTCAGTCAGTTCTGTATTGGTATGTGGTCTGGATTAGATCTAACTGTTGATCCATATGCAAATGCAACAAGCGGTAGTGTAAGAATTATTGCATTACAGGATGTTGACTTCGCTGTTAAGCAACCAACTGCGTTCTGTTTCGGAACATAATATGAAGGTTAAATTGCTAAGAGCAACAATGATTGCTGGAGTCCCAACGGACTCTGGCACTATCGTTGATGTTACAGAGCAAGCTGGTAATTATTTAATAGCAATAGAAAAAGCTGAATTAGCTGTTGAAGCTTGTGAAGCTCCTATTGCCAGTACAGAGCCAGTTGTCGAGTCAGAGTCTACCAATAGTGACGAAGTTGATTTTTCTGTAATGACAAAATCACAAATCGAAACTTATGGTCGCAATCTTGGAATAGAACTCGATAGAAGACAAAACAAAACTGATCTAATTTCTAAATTAGAAGAGTTTATTTCTAAACAGGAGGAATCTTAAAATGTCTGTTATTCAACAGAACTTAGAAAAACTAACTGTTGTTGCTGGTGTTGCGACTGCTGCTGTAACAAGCACAGCGACATCAAGTGCAATAGATTTACTTGAATATGATGGTGATGTAGTTTTAATTTTGGATAGTGCTGCTGGTGGCGGTTCTAGCCCAACATTAGATATTAAAATTACTGAATCTGATTCTTCAAGTGGTACATATACAGATTTATCTGGTGCTACTTTTACACAGGTAACTGGATCTGCTTCAATGCAAACACTTGCAATTACTAAAGACGAGTGTAAGCGTTTTATTAAGATTGTTCAAACAATCGGTGGATCATCCCCAACATTTACTTTTAGTATCAATTTAATTGGTGTTAAGAAGTACGGCTAAATAGTTAGCCCTCTAATGAGGGCTTTTTTTTTCTCATGGCTTTTACAGAGGATATAGATACTTTCTTTGGAGATTTTTCTGAGAGTGTATTCTATGACAATGCTACTTATAAAGGAATCCTAGAGCAGCCTGACGAGATTGTTGCTGATGATCGTGTATTGACTACTGATTATCAATTAACAGTTAAGACTGTAGATTTAGGTTCTTTAGCATATGACACCCAGATAGAAGTCAGTAATGTGAAATACAAAGTTAGAAGTGCTAGAAAAATAGATGACGGTACTTTATCTGTAATTTCTTTAATGAAGGTTTGATATGGCTAGTAAAAGAGAACAGATATTAGCAAAAATCAAAACTAATCTTACTGGAACTACAGGAGTAGGAACTCGCATCTATCGAAGTAGAGCCGAGCCAATGACTAGAGAGGAATCACCTTCTCTTGTTGTTGAATTTGTAACAGACGAACCTACTGTTAATAGTGCAACTTATTTAAAATTAGATTGGACATTAAGAGTAAGAATTGTTGTAGTTGTTAGATCACAAACACCTGATACTTCAGCAGATCCTACCGTTGAAAGTTTACATTCCAAAGTTGTTAATGATCCAACTTTAGGAGGACTAGCAATTGACGTTAGACCAGCGACAGTAACCTTTGATGTTATTGAAGCAGATCAACCGGCAGGGATAATATCCTGTGAGTATGAAGTAGATTATAGAAGTAGTTATAATGATTTATCAACATGATCTACAATGTAACTACAACCCTAACAACCCTGATTGTTTATTATGGAGTATGAAATTCCAAATGAGGGCGGTACTTACATACTGAACCCGAAAACTGGCAAACGTAAGCTAGTTCAACAAACTTCACAAGCTGAACCCCCTACAGAGGTAACTACAGATGGCACAACTGACAAGGAAGAGAGTAATTCTGATTGAAGCGGAAAGTTCATATGGAACTGACCCTACTCCAGCAGCAACAGACGTTGTTCTCGTAAGAGATTTAAGTATTACACCGCAATCAAGCGATGTAGTTAACAGAGATGTTGTAAGACCTTATTTAGGTGCATCACAACAGCTACTTGCAAATACCAAAGTTGAGTGTACATTCTCGGTGGAACTTGCTGGATCTGGCACAGCCGGAACTGCACCTAGATATGGAAGTGCCTTAAAAGCCTGTGGATTTAGTGAGACTATAGCTTCGGGTACTAGCGTTACATACGAACCAATCTCAGCTAGTTTTTCATCTGTCACTATTCACTATAACGTAGATGGTGTAAGGCATATTGTTACTGGTTGTAGAGGAACATTTAGTCTTAATGCGTCCGTTGGCGAAATTCCTTCGATTGATTTCAGTTTTACTGGGATATACAACGCTCCAACAGATACAGCATTACCTTCTGTTACTTACGGAAACCAAGCAAATCCATTAATCTTCAAAAATGGAAATACAACCAGTTTTCAGTTATTGTCTTACGCTGGTGCGTTGATGAATTTAACAATGGATGTTGGTAATTCTCTTGTCTATAGAGAACTTGTTGGTGGTACAAAAGAAGTTTTGTTAACAGATAGAGCAGCTAATGGTTCTGTAACAATAGAAGCCCCAACAATGGCACAGAAAGATTACTTTGCTGCTGCTTTAGTTGATACAACATTAGGTAACTTGACTGTTACTCATGGTACTGCTGCTGGTAATATCTGTAGATTTAGTAGCACTAAAGTTGATATTGGTGATGTTGCTTACGGAGAAGCTGATGGAGTTACTATGTTAGAAATTCCATACACACTTGTCCCAAGTTCGGCCAATGATGAAATGAGCTTGGTCTTTACTTAGTAAGTATTGACTACTAAGGTAGAGTAGAAGAGTATATAGCTTAATTTATGGCATTTGTTAGAAAGAAGACCAAGGTCTATTCTTGGCCTGTGGAAGTTGAAACTCCTAGTGAAACTAAAATAGGTGAATTTGATACAACAAGTTTTACTGGAAAATTTGTGCGTTTGTCTAGAAACGAACTTGATACTTTTGATTCTTCGACAGAATTTGAGGCTTTAAAAAAAGTATTAGTTGGATGGGAAGACGTTAATGAGGAGGATGGAACACCTATAGAGTTTTCAGATAAGTCATTAAAGGAATTTTCAGAAGATATTGATTTTGTTGCTGGTGTTTTAGAAGCTTTTAAGAAATTCTATGCTAATGCACAATCGGGAAACTAACTGATGCTGCTTTATATTGGGCTTCGGGTGGCAAACAGGTTATAGATGAAACACTTAAAGACGCTGCTGCGTTTGGTGTAAAAATCGAGGAGCAACCAGAAAAAGAAGAAGATTTTGAGGTTTTCCAAGAGAATTGGGATATTGTAATGATGTTTTTACGTTGTCAAACACAATGGAACACAACCTTTGGAGGTGTAGTAGGATTAAAGTATGAGGTTTTATTACTTGATGGAGGACTGTTTGACCTTTATCATGTAGATAACCGACAAGAAATGCTCGAAGGATTGCAACTAATGGAAGCTGTCGCTATTACAGAATCTAACAAGGAGAAAAAATAGTGGCGCAAAATATAAATGTAGAAACTATTAGGTTAAAACTACAAGATTTTGGTAAATTAAAATCTGTTAGTGGTGCTTTTAATAAATTAAACAAAAGTCTTGCTTTTACACCAAAGCAAATAAATGAAACTATAAAATCAATAACAAAATTTGACCAAAGAACAAAAGGAGCGAATAAAACATCAGTTCGTAGTGTTGCTACATACAATAAACAAATAGCAGCATTAAGAGAATTACAAAATAATGTTGCTATAGGTGGTAAAGCATATAGAGCCTTTGGAGCAGAAGCAGATAGATTGAGAGCGCAATTAGAAGCACTTACAAATACACAAAAGAAACAAAAAGGATTTTTTGGAAAAATAGGGGTTGGAGGAAGAGCAGCACTTGGAGCAGCAGCAGGGTCATTAACAGCAGGGTTGGGTAGTACAGCCCAACTTGCTTTTACTGGTGGTGCTGTAGGTGGTGCGGCTGGTGCGGCTATTGGTGCTGGATTAGGAGCAGTAGTAGATACTGCTAAATTTTCAGCCGAGTCTGCAACTTATGCGTCAGAGATCCAAAAATTAAGAATAGCTTTAAAAGGTGTAACTAAAGATCAAATTACTTATGAAAAAGGTCTTTCTGTAATTACGGAAACATCAAAAAGACTAAATGTACCAATAGCTGCATCCACTAAACAGTTTACAACTTTATCTGCATCTGTTCTTGGTGCTGGTGGAAGTATAGAAGATGCAGAAACAGTATTTGTGGGTGTTTCAGAAGCTATTAAAGCAACTGGTGGTAATGCAGAAGATGTACAATCTGCGATTCGAGCAATGTCTCAAATCTTTGGTAAAGGTAAGGTATCTGCTGAAGAACTACAAGGCCAGTTAGGTGAGAGACTAGCTGGTGCTGTTGTCAAATTTGCAGAAGCAAATAATAGTAGCTTGGCACAACTACAAAAAGACTTAAGGGATGGAACTGTTGGGCTAGATAAAGTTATTGCATTTGCTAAAAAATTAAATGTTGATTTTGGTAAAACAGCAGAACAAGTTGCAAATTCATCTGCTGATGCAGGGCAAAGATTAAAAGTTCAAATGGATAATTTAAAACTTGCTGTAGGTGAAGCTGTATTACCTCTTGGTGCTGCTTTTCAAACAACATTTGGGGAGATGGCGCAGGCAGTTCTTGATTCTCAAGGTGCTATGAAAGGTATAACATTAACTATAAAATCTCTTGGAGCTTTTGCATTAGCGACTGTTGAAGCTGTCAGGTTTTTAACAAGAGCTTTAGTAGATCAAGTTAAAATTATGAACGCTATAAAGAGGTTTGATTTTAAAGAAGCAATAGCGATTGGCGACAAAGGATTAGGAGATACAGCACAACAATTTAAGAAAAATTTAGAAACATTTAAAAAGATTTTTGGAATAGGTCAAGACAGCGCAGAAGGTGATACATCTGGAACAACAAGTGGAACATCTGGCGGCTTACCTCCTTTGCAAGACTTAACTAAATCACCATTAAAATCATTTGCTGAAAGTGCATTTAAGTTTGCTGAACAGGCTGAGAACGCAGTTGTAAATGCTTTTAAAGGAATGGAAGATGCAATGGTTAAGTTTGTAATGACAGGAAAACTTAATTTTAAAGATCTTGCAAATTCTATAATTTCTGATTTAACAAGGATGCTTATAAGGGCAGCTATAACCAAACCTTTATTTGGTTTCTTATTCCCCGGATTAAAAGACGGTGGGGTTGTAAATGGTGGTGAAATTGTGAAGAGTGCTAAAGGTAATGTTTTTGCTGGAAACAAAATCATTCCTTATGCAATGGGAGGCATAGTAAATAAACCAACTGTATTTCCAATGGCAAATGGAATGGGACTTATGGGCGAGGCTGGGCCAGAGGCAGTCATGCCATTGAAGCGTGGTTCTAACGGAAAACTTGGAGTGCAAAGTTCTGGGGGAGTCGGTAATATAGTTGTGAATGTAGACGCTTCTGGAAGTTCTGTTGAAGGTAATTCTGCACAGTCTCAAGAATTTGGTAGGGCTTTAGCTTCTGCTATACAATCGGAATTGTTAAAACAAAAAAGACCGGGAGGACTTTTAACATAAATGGCAAACTTTCCTTCTATTGAACCTAGTTTTAGCGTTACTAAAAAGTCTAAGCCTTTAACTAAGGTGGTAGCTTTTGCAGATGGATTTGAACACCGCCTCGGCTTTGGCTTGCCAAATCATCAAGACCCAAAACAATATAGTTTGAAATGGGAAAACATAACAGAAGAAGAATCAGATACTATTGAATATTTCTTGAAGGAACGTGCTTTTGATAAGGCTACTTTTACTTATGCTCCACCTAATGAAGCGTTTACCAAAACAGGAACTTATGTACAAAGTAGTACAACAATAACTATTACTATTGCAAACCATAGATTGTTTGCAGGTGATTCTATTGTTATAGATTTCACTTCTGGCTCTTCGGCTGATGGTACATATATTGTTTCTTCTGTTACTAATCCAAATGTTTTTGTGGTGACTGCAGCAAGTGGAGCAACAGCTAATGGTAATGTATCAATCACCAAAACAGCAGCATATAAATTTATATGTCCAGAATGGAGCAAAAAGATGGATGTACCTAATTTAGCCACAATCACAGCTACATTTGTGGAAAAATTTGAGCCATGACAATTGATACAGCACCTGTTTTTAGTGATGTACAGAAGGTTAACCCTTCATCCATAATTGAATTATTTAAGCTTGAATTAAAAGAAGGTTTGAATTATGAAACAGGTAATCCTACAGGTGTGACTACAGAGCATAGATTTCATGCTGGTACTAATTTAAATGCTAATGGTGAAATTGTTTGGAATAGTGAAAGCTATTCAAGATTTCCTGTAGAGGCTACAGGTTTTGCTTTTCAAAGAGGTCAATTGCCCAGACCAAGAATAACTATTAGTAATATGGGAACTCCTAATATGTCTGCAGTTTTATTGGCTGCAAATGCTTTTACTGCTGGAAATGATTTAACAGGTGCAAAGGTTACACGAATACGAACAATGGCAAGATTTTTAGATACTGCTAATTTTTCTGGTGATACAAATCCATTTGGGACTCCTGATCCTGATGCAGAGTTTCCTAGAGAAGTTTATTACATAGATAGAAAATCAGCAGAAAACAGAACAGTTGTTCAGTTTGAATTGGCTGCAATTTTTGATATAGCTGGCATTCGTGCGCCAAAACGACAATGTACTAGAGATGTATTTCCTTCTATTGGTACGTTTATAGGATGAGTTGGAAAGATTCTGCATTGGTTCATGCGAAAGACCAAGATCCTAAAGAAGCTGTAGGACTTTTATTGAATATTAAAGGTAAAGAAAGATATTTCCCATGTCGTAATTTGTCAATGACCCCATTTCAATGTTTTATTCTTGATCCAGAAGATTATGTGAAAGCAGATAAATTAGGAGATATTATTGGTGTTTTTCATAGCCACCCTATATCATCACCAGAACCTACACAAGCAGATAAAGTTAGTTGCGAAGATAGTAATCTTCCTTGGTATATTGTTAATCCACAATCAGAAACTTGGGCATATTATGAACCTCAAGGATACAAAGCTCCGTTACTTGGTAGGGAATGGGTTTGGGGTATAACAGATTGCTGGAGTTTAGTTCGTGATTACTATCAACAAGAAAAAAATATTAGTTTGATAGATTATGAAAGACATATGACTCCAGAAGAGTTTTTACATAATCCATTGTTTGAGCAATATGCAAAAGATACTGGATTTAGAGAACTAGATAAAGATGAAAACTTAGAAAAGGGTGATGTATTATTAATGTCAATATTGCATCCAACTTTAAATCATGTAGCGATTTTTCTTGGAGATATGGTTTTACATCATTTAGCCGATAGACTATCTTGTAGAGAACCATATTCTGAGTGGTTACAAAAATGTACTGGAAAGAGGTATCGTTATGCTCAGAAAAGTTAAATTACATGGAGAACTTGCTAAGTTTGTAGGGCATGAAGAATTTGAAGCGGTTGTAAAAACAACAGCAGAAGCAATTAAATTTTTAATAACAAATTTTCCAAAATTAGAAGCATATATGAGTGATAAATACTATCAAGTATTAGTTGGAGATACTGAGCTTGATGAAGAACAAATTCATGATCCTATAGGAAAATCTGATATACATATTGTTCCTGTGATTACAGGTGCTGGTGGTAGTAGTTTCAACAGGATTTTATTAGGCGGTGCATTGATTGGAGCAAGTTTCTTATTTCCCGGTGCTGGGATGTTTGGGACAACAAGTTTATTTGGAAGTTCTGTTACTGGAACTGTAGCTGCTGGAATAGGTACTGCTCTTAGTGCCGTTGGTGCAGGGATGGTGTTGAATGGTGTTTCTGAAATATTATTTCCATTACCTACACCAGAAGAACAAGAAGATGATCCAAGAATATCTTTTAACTTCTCAGGAGTGCAAAATACATCGAGGGCCGGGACTGCCCATCCAATAGTTTACGGAGAAATTGTAACTGGATCTGTAGTGATTTCAGCTTCTGTCGATACTAATCAAGTGGTGGCATGACCAAGAAAATTATTCAAGGTTCTGGTGGGCCTCCTACTCCTCCTACTCCATATCGTGCGCCAGATACGTTAAACAGTAAACAGTTTGCGACTATACAAGACTTGTTATCAGAAGGTGAGATAGAAGGTTTTGCAACACCATCAAAAGCTGGTATTGCTAAAAGTTCTGCTGATTATTTAAAGTCAGGTTTAAAAGATATATTTCTAAACAACACGCCAATATTAAATGCTAGTGCAAGTAACAGTAGTCCAGCAGATGCTGATTTTAACTTTCAAAGCGTTGTTCTCGATGCAAGATATGGAACAAATAATCAACTCGTTATAGCTGGAATAGAGTCAAGTGATCCTGTGAACTCAAGTCCTATAGCTGGTTTTCCTAGACCTTGTACTGTTGCGAATAGTGGAGTATCACAAGCTATTTCTCTTAATAAAGATGCTGTAAGAGTAACGGTATCTTTTGGACAATTGCAGAAAGCTAAAGATAATGGTGATTTGCTTGGTTCTAGCGTTCAATTACAAATACAATTACAAACAAATAATGGTAGTTTCCAAACAAAGATTACAGATACTATTACTGGAAGATCTGCTGACTTGTATTCAAAAGAATACAGGGTAAATTTACCAGCATCATACTCTCAAGCAGCAGTAAAAGTTGTAAGAGTAACAGCAGATAGTACAGATAATTCTTTAAAAGATGAATTTAGTGTTTCTGTAATGCAAGAAATTGTAGATGACCCACAAACTTATCCTGATTCTGCTTATGCACAATTAAGAATAGACTCCGAACAATTTAGTGCAATACCAAAAAGAGCATACAGAATTAGAGGAATTAAAGTACGAATACCAGCAGCTAATGGTGGATTAACTCCAACAGTTGATTTACAAACAGGTAGAATTATATATCCAGAAAACTACGTTTTTAACGGAACAATGGCTGCTGCTACATGGTGTAGCTGCCCTGCGATGATACTTCTTGATCTTCTAACTACAAAACGCTATGGTTTTGGAACTCACATCTCACCAAATCAAGCAAATGATTCTGAGCTATATGAAAACTTAGATCTATATAGTTTTGTTGCTGCTTCTAGATATGCTAATACTTTAGTTAATGACGGTTTTAGCGGACAAGAAGCAAGGTTTAGTTGCAATGTAAATATTCAATCATCAAGAGAAGCTTTTGATCTTATAAAAGATCTTGCATCAATAATGAGATGTATTCCAATATGGTCACAAGGTTCTATTTCAATCATCCAAGACTCACCAACTGATCCTAGTTATTTGTTTAGTTTAGCCAATGTAACTCCAGAAGGATTTAGCTATACAGGATCTAGTCTTAAGCAAAGACATTCTGTTGTAAGTGTTAGTTATTTCAATATGGATTCAAGAGAAATGGATTTTGAAGTATATGGTGATGGAAATAGTACAGCAGAAGTTAATAGAAGAGCAAAACTTGGGATAGTTTATAAACAAGTAAAAAGTTTTGGTTGTACTTCTAGAGGCCAAGCACAACGTCTTGCTAGAGCAATTGTCTTTTCAGAAGAACAAGAATCTGAAGTTATTAATTTTTCTACGTCAATCGATGCTGGAGCGATAGTAAGACCGGGAAGTGTTATTGCTGTAAATGATCCAGTAAGACAAGGAGATAGAAGATCTGGTCGTATTGCTGCTGCAACTACAACTCAAATAACAGTTGATGATACTGCTGATCTTTTTAGTTTTGGGGGTGGTAACAAGGAATGTAGTGTTATTATGCCTGACGGAACAGTTGAGAAAAAAGCTTGTACTGTTACAGACGATAAAATAGATCTTACAAGTGCCTTAAGTACGACTCCTAATGTTAATTCAATTTGGTTGTTGGAAAGTGATGGAACAGGAGAAGAACCACAAACTTTTAGAGTTGTAAGTGTAGAAGAACAAGATGGAGTTAATTATTCTATTAGTGCTTTAGCTTATAGGTCTGATAAATATACAAATATTGAATCAACAGATTTCCCTACATTACCAGCAAGAAACATATCAAGACTTAATGAATTAAAGCCAGCACCAACTATAAAATTACCAATTTTAGAAGAAATAGTTGTTATTAATAATATTGCAGTTAATAGGCTTCTTGTTTCTTGGCAGCCTGTAGCTGGTGTAACTCAATATCAAATTCAATATAGATTTGAGAATACCAACTGGGTAACACAAGTTGTATTTAGACCAGACATAGAAATAATGAATACACAGGCTGGAACATATGATATAAAGGTTTTTTCTTATAATGCTGGTGGTTTATTATCATCAACTCCATCTTCAGTACAATTCAACGCAGACGGAAAAAAAGCAGTACCAAATGATGTACAAAACCTTACTTTAGAACCAGTTAATGACAAGCTAGTAAGATTAAGATGGGATAAATCAGTTGACGCAGACGTTTTACATGGAGGTCGAGTCTATATACGACACTCAAATAAGACTGATGGGACAGGAACTTTTGCTAATTCAGTTGACCTAGTACAAGCTGCTGCTGGTAACACAACAGAGGTTGTTGTCCCAGCTTTAGAAGGAGAATATATTTTAAAATTTAGAGATGATGGGGAAAGATTTAGCACAGGAGAAACAAGTGTAATCCTAGATTTACCTGATATGGTTGATTCACAGGTAATTCTTACAGAAAGAGATGATGATAACAATTACCCCGGTACTAAGACTCGTACTAGCACTACGAGCAATGTTTTAAGTCTTACGAATCCAGCAGCAACTGATGGATTGACAGGTACTTATGATTTTCAAAATACAATAGATTTAGGTGGTGTATTCTCTTTAAATTTAAAAAGGATTCTACAAACGATAGGAGTTGAAATTGGTAATACTATTGAATCTCAAATTCCAGACTTACCTCCTAGTTTAGGTGGGCCTACTGGTGGTGGTTGGGATAACTATGCAACTAATGGAAATTTTGACGGTACTGCCATTGAAGATGTTAATGCTCAAATGGTTGTAAGAACAACCCAAACAGATCCCTCTAGTTCACCTACTTATAGTGGATTTAATACTTTTGCAAATGGAACATTTAAAGGAAGAGGATTTCAATTTAGATTAAATCTTAGTTCTGAAAATACAGGTCATAATATTAATGTTATTCAAGCTGGTTTTGTTGCATCTTTTGAATCAAGAACTGAAAGAAGTTATGTAAGTGGTGGCTCTACTTCAACTGCACCGCAACAATCTGGCACTTCTTCGTCTGGATTAGACGTTACTTTTGGAAAACCATTTTTTGTAGGCACTTCTAGTTTGGGAGGTGCTAATGCTTTTTTACCTTCTGTTGGCATTACTATACAAAACGCATCTGCTGGGGATTATTTTGTATTGTCTGGGGTTACTGGCACAGGCTTTAATATTAAGATAAAAAATGGTACAAATTTTGTAGATAAACAATTTACATTCCAAGCTGTCGGTTACGGCAAAGGGGTGTAATATGGAGGAAAGTATTTTTTAAATGGCACAAGTAGCTAATAAAGATATTGCAAATAGTTCTGGTGCTGGTGTAAGAGCAGACCTTAACCTTGCGTTAGCTGCTGAAGCATCAAATAATTTTGGCCCTAAAGCTGATGCTGGTCAAGTTTTACCATGTGAATTAGTTGCAGATAATTCGACCTCCCCTAAAAAACTATTAATAAGATCTACTACAGGAGATGACGGAACTTCTGGTACAACTCCAACTTATTTTGATGTTGGAAATTTAGATGAAGCAAATTTAGGACTTGTAAAAAGGGTTGGAGACACTCTTACAGGCCCATTGGAACTAGACGATGGCTCTGGAGCAAGTAGTCCAGCACTATCTTTTGATGGAGATAGTGATACAGGAATTTTTAGACAATCAGCAAACACAATGGGCTTTTCTACTGCTGGTACACAAAGAGTTGGTATAAGTAATGCTGGTCTAGATATGCTTAACGCATTACCTATTAGATTTCAAGATACTAGCGGTTCTCCTTTTGTTTCTCTTCAATCTCCTTCTTCTTTATCAGGAAATGTAGCTCTTACTTTACCTTCATCAATAACCAATGGTGGTTTTTTACAGACTGATGGATCAGGTAATCTTAGTTTTTCTATTGTAGAAGGTGTACCAACTGGATCTGTTTTTGCTTTTGTAGGTTCTACTGCTCCTACTGGTTATTTAAAAGCTAATGGCGATACAATTCCTAACGGATCAGGTACTGTCCAAGGTGTAACTGCCAACTTTGCAGCTTTATATGCGTTAGTCGGGGCTACATTACCAGATCTTAGAGGTGAATTTGTAAGAGGTTTTGATGATAGTAGAGGTGTAGATAGTGGAAGAAGTATAAATAGTTCTCAAGGTGGAGAAAACGCAACTCACAACCACGCAGCATCTTCAAGCGTTTCAGAGTCTAGTCATACACATAACATGAGAGGACTTGCATTAAGTGGTGGTTCTGGTTCTGTTGGAATCACACTTGGTTCTGGTCAGTCTTATCAGATAGGATATTCTGGTAGTATTTCATCTCGAAGTTCTGGAAGTGCAAGTACAGGAATATCTGTTAGTACCACAACTTCTAATCAAGGTTCTGAAGCTAGACCTCGTAACGTAGCTATGCTTTACATAATCAAAATTTAATTATGTCGATACAACCGGGAACATACAATATGACGGTGCAGAGAAGAGCAGATTTTTCTTTGCAGCTTGTTTTTAAAGATTCAAATAGTAATGCCATAAATTTAACTGGATATACTGTTTATGCTCAATGCTGGGATAGCGGTAGAAATATTAAATATGGTGACTTTGCAATTACTTACACCAATAGAGTTACAGGTACAATCGACATCGCTTTAACTGATGTTCAAACCGCTACATTTGAAACTGATACTCTTGCATATGATGTTTTGCTAGAAAATGTTAGTGGACTGCGAGAGTACTACCTTGAAGGTGTTATAACTATGTCAGAGGGTTATACAACACCATGACTTCCGTTAACATTACAACGACTAAAAACACAGTTACCGTTAATGAAGGAGATGCAACTGTTGTCACAATCGCAACTCAAGGGCCACAAGGCCCAGGTTTTGATCTTGCACTAGATCATACTGGAAAAGTAAATGATTCAATCATGTACTATGACGGTACTTCTGGTAAAGTGAAATTAGATTCAACTACTACCAAACTAACACTCGTTGACGGAGGGAACTTCTAGTGGCTAACACAGTAAGAATAAAAAGATCCACAGGATCATCAGCACCTACAACACTAGCAAATGCCGAGTTAGCATTTAGTGAAGGTGATGAAGTTTTATATATAGGAAAAGGAACTGGTGGTGCAGGGGGGTCTGCTACAACCATCAATGCTATTGGAGGTAAGGGTAAGTTTTTTGATACAGATACAACAAGAACCACTAATCATGTTTTAGCTGGTGCTGCTTCTGGAAGTGCTGCTGCTCCTACATTTAGAGCATTAGTCTCAGATGATATTCCTTCATTAGCACACACCAAGATAAGTGATTTTGATACAGGTGTAAGAGTTAATACACTTAATCAAATGGCTGTTCCTACAGGTTCAGTTTCATTTAATTCACAGAATATAACAAACTTAGCTGATCCAGTAAATACACAGGATGCAGCAACTAAAGGCTTTGTTGAAGCTACATCACAAGGGCTTGATGTTAAAGACTCATGCGTAGCTGCAACAACAGCAAACATAACAATATCAACTGCTCTTAATAATGGAGACACGCTAGATGGTGTTAGCCTTTCAACAAATGATCGTGTTCTTGTTAAAGATCAATCTACTGCATCTCAGAATGGTATCTATGTAGTTGGATCTTCTCCAGCAAGGGCAGCAGATTTAGCTACTGGGTCTAACGCTGCTGGTTTCTTTACCTTCGTAGAAAAAGGAACAGTAAACGCAGATAACGGTTTTGTTTGTACATCAGACTCAGGTTCAGCCGTTGTTGGAACTAATAATCTAACGATTGCACAGTTCTCTGGTGCTGGTCAGATTACAGCAGCAGACGGTTTACAGAAGTCAGGAAACACATTATCAGTCGATCTAAAATCCAACGGTGGACTTGTAATTGAATCAACAAAAATTGCTGTAGATCTTGGTGCTAGTTCTATTACAGGAACACTTGCAATATCTGATGGTGGAACAGGTGCTACTTCTGCTTCTAATGCAAGAACATCTCTTGGTCTTGTTATAGGTACTGATGTCGAGCCTCATAGCGATAAGCTGACAGAACTCGCAACAATGAACCAAACAACAGCTAACTCTTTAGCTGATTTGTCAGATACCGAAGTTCAAATCTTAGATGGAGCAACAGTAACAACAACTGAGCTTAATATTTTAGATGGAGGCACATCAGCAACATCAACAACTCTTGCTGCAGCAGATCGCATGGTAATCAATGATGCTGGAACAATGGTACAAGTTGCATTATCCGATCTTGTCACATTCCTTGAGAACGGAAGTGTTTCTGGTTTTGATATAGACGGAGGAACATACTAAAATTAACCATTAGGAGGGTCGGTCAATGGCAAATGTTGTTAAGTTAAAGAGAGGAAGTGGAAGCGACCCAAGTGCTTCCGATATGGTGGTCGGTGAACCAGTTATAAGAACCGATACGGCAGAGTTATTTTTTAAGAAAGATGATGGTTCAGTAGCAAAAGTATCAGGAGGAGGCGGTGGCCCTGATTTTAAATATTTAGCACTAAGAAACGCAGCTAATAATGGTGCAGCATCTTATCCTAATGCAGACTTTACTCTTGTTACATCAGGAACTACCAATGCAATAACACCAGCAGCAGCTAATACATTATTAGTTAGTGTTAACGGTGTAATCCAAAAACCAAACACAGGAACATCTACACCTTCTTCTGGTTTTGCGTTAAATGGATCTACTATAAAATTTGGAGGTAACATCTCTGCTGCACCAGATTTTATTCTTTATCAAGAATCAGGTGGGATAGGAGAGCCTAGTGATGAGACTGTTAGCGAAGCAAAATTGCAAGTTAGCAACAGTCCTGTAAATGGTTATTTTCTTTCTGCACAATCTGGTAATACAGGAGGGCTTACATGGGCTGCACCTGTAGCAACATCTTGTACTGGTAACTCTGCAACTGCTACAGCACTTGCAACCGCTAGAGCTATAAATGGAGTTAACTTTGATGGTACGGCTGCGATTACAGTAACGGCTGCTGCTGGAACACTATCTGGGAACACGTTGAATAGTTCTGTTGTAACTAGTTCTCTTACATCGTTAGGAGACTTGGCAGGGCTTACTGTTAATGGTGATATGTCTTTAACAGGAGCAAACTATAACGTCTTATGGGATAAATCAGATAACGCTCTTGAGTTTGCTGATAATGCGAAAGCTGTATTTGGAACTGGTTCAGACCTTAAAATTTATCACGATGGAACTCGTAATATTATTGAAGGTGCAGGTCAACTAAGATTATGCGGAACTACTAATGTTCTTTTGCGTGCAAGTACCTTTGGTGATGTAGGTCTTAATTACATAGTAGATGGAGGCGTAGAGCTATTTTACGACAACAGTAAAAAGTTTGAAACGAAAAGTTATGGGGCTTTAGTTACAGGTTATATATCAGCAAATCCTACAAGCGGAAATCTAGGTTTTCATGCTGGTGATAACACTAAAATGACTTTCGGGGCTGGTGATGATCTACAAATTTATCACAATGGAAGTCATTCTTATTTAGATAATTCAACAGGAGACTTAAATTTAAGAACTACTGGTTCTGGAGTAGATGTAATGATAACAGCAGTAGATGACATAATTTTAACTGCTGGAGATGATGTAGAAATTAAAGTGCAAGGTAGTGAAAATGCAATAAAGTGCTTTGGTAACGGATCAGTTCAATTATTTTACGACAACAGTACAAAGTTTGAGACTACAGCTCATGGTGCATCTATCACCGGTAAATTAGATCTTAGTTCTGATTTAGACATGGGAGATAATGATTTCATCAAACTT